CAACCCGCGAGCCCGAAAAAATCACCGGTTGTTATTAAAAATAATCCGGAGGTTATCTATGAGCGACCCGGTCAAGCACCCAAAGCACTACAAGGCTCACCCGTCCGGCATCGAGTGCATCGAGGTGACCAAGCACATGAATTTTTGCCTGGGCAATGCCGTTAAATACATCTGGCGGGCGGATGAGAAAAACGACGCCCTCGAGGACCTGGAAAAAGCAAAGCAATACCTGGATTTTGAGATTGGTCGCCGGCTGCAGCTTCCAAAAAAGCGGTCTATATACCCAATATATTTTTAATAACAACCGGTGAGGCTGAATGGAAAACGGAAGTAAAACGCTGATAGGGCTGAAGACAATTTTGCAATACATGGATGTTTCAAAACCTTTGTTTTATCAGTTTATCGAGATGGGGTTGCCGGCTCGCATCATTAACCAGCGCTGGTATGCCCATAAGGATAATATCGACAGTTTTTTCCAGCAAATGACTCGACATCGGATTAAGGAAATCGATAAGGATGCGGAATGAAATCAACAAAAAAATCAAATAAAGGAAAAGAGCGATCGGAAACTAAAACCATATAAATTTTTACCTCAAAAATTTATCTGTCAAGGTATTTAACAGCACAAACCCGGTATAATCCCGGCACAAACCCGGTATAATCCCGGAAAACCCCAAAACCCCATGATATAGTTGTAGCATAATTTCAATCGACCATATTTAGGGGTTTTTCTATGTCCGACATTCCAACCCGCGAGCCCGAAAAAATCACCGCCGGCGATTACGTCCAGTGGAAAAAAGAATCATCCGCCTGCATTACCCCGGCCGGCGACGAATGCAAAGCCTCCGCCGGCTGGACCCTGACTTACGCCCTGGTCAAATCCGGCGTCAAAATCACCATTACCGCCGATGCTTCCGGCGATGACTTCCTGATCACCCTTTCCTTATCCACTACCGCCGCCTATGACCCAGGCCGCTACCAGTGGCAGGCCTATGTCACCGGCGGATCTTCCGAAAGATACATGATCGATTCGGGAAGCATCGAGATTTTGCCTAATTTCGCCGTGGCCGGTGCGGCCGTGGGATATGACGATCGCAGCCAGGCACAAAAGATCTACGAGGCGGCCGAGGCCATGATCTTGGGCCGGGCCACCAAGGACGATTCAAACCGTATTGTGCACGGCGAGGTCATCGGCAAGATGCCGATCCAGCGCTTACTGGAGTTGCGCGATAAGTACCTGGCGATCTGGAACCAGGAAAAAGCGGCTGAGCGCGTGGCCGACGGTCTGGGCCACGGCAGCAATATATATGTGAGGTTTAGCGATGTCTAAAAAACCCGGCTTTTTTCGCAGGATGTTTTCACGCCGCCGACGGATGGCCCGCAGTTTTGAGGCCGCCAAAATGTCCCGGTTGCTGAATGACTGGACCACTTTTTCTCAAAGTCTGGATTTTGATATTAAGGCCGGCTTAACCACTTTGCGCAGCCGCTCGCGCGATTTATGCCAGAATAACGATTACGGCCGCAAGTTCATGCACCTGCTGGCCGTCAACGTGGTCGGCGCCGATGGCATCCGCCTGCAGGCCAAAGTTAAAAAATCCGATGCGGCCGGCAATGCCGATCTGGATACCGGCGCCAATGCAAAGATCGAAGCCGCCTGGAAAAAGTTTTGCAAAAAACAGAATTGCAGCGTTTCCGGCCGCCACAGTATGACGGATATCCAGCGCCTGGCCGTTCAGAGCCTGGCCCGTGACGGTGAGTTTATCATTCGCAAGATCAAGGGTTTTGATAATGATTTTGCTTTTGCCCTGCAGCTCGTCGAGCCTGATTACCTGGATCACAATTTCAACGACGAAGCACGTAAAATAAAAATGGGCGTGGAGCTCAACCGCTGGAAACAGCCTACCGCATATCATCTTCTTAAAAAACACCCCGGTGATAGTCAATTTGCCAGTGCAGGCCAGAAATACAGCCGCGTGCCGGCAAAAGAGATCATCCACGGCTTTTTTGCCGAGCGTTGCGAGCAAACCCGCGGCTTCCCCTGGACGGCCACGGCCCTGCGCCGGCTGCATATGCTGGGCCACTACGAGGAAAGCGAGCTGGTGGCTTCCCGGGTCGGTGCCGGCAAAATGGGTTTTTTCGTCAATCCGGACGGCTCTTCTTACAGCTATGACGATAAAGATGCCGACGGCAATCTGATTACCGAAGTGGCGCCCGGCAAATTTGAGCAATTGCCCCAGGGATGGGATTTTAAGTCTTTTGATATCGATCACCCCAACACCGGCTTTGGCGGATTCGTAAAAGCCATTCTCAAAGGCGCCGCATCCGGGCTGAATGTATCCTATATCAGCCTGGCGAACGATCCCGGCTCGGCCAACTTCTCATCCGCCCGTCAGGGCCTGCTGGAGGATCGTGATTACTGGAAGATGCTCCAGGGGTTTATGATCGAGCACCTGGTAAGCGATATATTCGCCGAATGGCTGCCCCAGGCGATTGCCACCGGCGAAATCCGCCTGCCCCTGCGCGATCTGGAGCGCTGGCAGCGTGTGATCTGGCACGGCCGGCGCTGGTCCTGGATCGATCCCCAAAAAGACATGACCGCCAACGAAAAGGCCGTGGCCCTGGGTATCAATTCCCGCTCTCGCATTGCTTATGAATACGGCAACGACATTGAAGATGTATTCGATGAGCTGGCGGCCGAAAAAGAAAAAATGAGCAATATGGGCCTGGCCGCCGCCAATAACGATAACGATAATTCCAACAAACAGGAGAATAATCATGCCGGAAAAAACGATCAAGACCGGAATGCTGCAGCGCGCGTGCACATTCTTACGCGCTGATATCGACCAGGACGAACGCACCGTCGAGTTATCTTTTTCCAGTGAAGAGCCTTATGAGCGCTGGTGGGGTACGGAAATCCTGGACCATAGTAAAAAGTCGGTGCTGCTGAAACGTTTGAATAAAGGCGGCGCCCTGTTGATGGATCATGACACCCGTGACGTTGTGGGCGTTGTTGAAAATGCCGAAATCGGCACAGACCGCAAGGGTCGGGCGTTGGTGCGCTTCGGGAAAGCGAACCATGCCGAGGAGGTTTTCAAAGACGTTCAAGACGGTATCCGCCAGAATATTTCCGTCGGTTATCGTATCCACAAAATGAAACAGGAAGATTCCGCACCGGACAACCCCATATTTCGCGCGACGAAATGGGAACCGTTGGAAATTTCCATTGTTTCGGTCCCGGCCGATACCAGCGTCGGAGTCGGTAGGTCCCAGGAAGAGCTGGAATTCAAAACCGAAGTAATTAACTACACAAAGGAGGCTATCATGCCTGAGAAAGTCAAAGAAAACGGAAAAACAGAAACCCGGGGAGTGCCTGCGCCTGTTGTGGTCGATACGTCCGCCATCGAGGCCCGTGCGCGTGAAAACGCCACCAGGGCCGAGCAAATCCGCATGCGCGAGTTGCTGGCTTACGGCAAGCAGTTCGATTGCGAAGCCGATGCCATGAAGGCCATTAACGATGGTGTCAGTGTCGAGCAATTCCGCACCGAGATCTTGAAAAAAATGGCCGATGTCAAACCGGTGGAAATGACCGGCGGCGAAATCGGTCTGACGGACCGCGAAGTAAAGCAGTTTTCTTTCATGCGGGCCATCAACGCCATGGCCAATCCCACCGACAGATCGGCCATAGACGCAGCGGCATTCGAGTTTGAGTGCAGCCGCGCCTTTGCGGATCTTACCAAACGCCAGCCCAAGGGCATTTTCGTGCCGCCCGAAGTGCTGGGCCGTGATTTGACGGTCGGCACCGACTCGGCCGGCGGATATACCGTTTCCACCGATCTGCTGGTGGCCAATTTCATCGAGCTGCTTAGAAACCGCATGATGGTGCGCCAGGCAGGCGCCACCGTGCTGGCCGGCCTGGTGGGTGACGTGGCTATTCCCAAGCAAACCGGCGGCGCTACGGCTTACTGGGTGGCGGAGTCCGGCGCACCGACCGAAGGCGCCCAGACTTTCGGCCAGCTTGCCCTGGCACCTAAAACCGTGGGCGCTTATACGGATATCAGCCGCAAATTGCTGATCCAAAGCGCCATCGATGTTGAAAACTTTGTGCGCATCGATCTGGCCACCATTCTGGCCATTGCCATCGATCTGGCGGCGCTGCACGGCACAGGCGCCGACAACCAGCCCACCGGCGTGGCGGCTACCAGCGGTATCGGCAGCGTGGCCGGCGGCACCAACGGCCTGGCCCCGGCCTGGTCGCATATTGTCGGCCTGGAAACCGAAGTGGCCGTGGACAATGCCGATATCGGCGCATTGGGCTACATGACCAATGCCAAGGTGCGCGGCAAGCTCAAAACAGTCGATAAGGGCACCGATACCGGCAATTGGGTATGGGATGCCGGCGCCAATCCGCTCAACGGCTATCCGGCCCATGTCACCAACCAGGTATCCAGCGCCCTGACCAAAGGCACTTCATCCGGCGTTTGCTCTGCCATTTTCTTCGGCAACTGGGCCGATCTGATCATCGGTATGTGGGGCGGGGTCGATATTCTGGCCGATCCCTACACCGGCAGCACTACCGGCACCGTGCGTGTAGTTGCACTTTCCGATGTGGACATCGGTGTGCGGCACGCTGAAAGTTTCGCGGCCATGCTGGACGCCTTAACTGCCTAATAAGTTCGAATGACGAGTGACGAATGACGAACCACGACCGCTCATTCGTCACTCACATTCAAAAAATTATAAACAAGGAGTTTTCATCATGGAACGTGATTTTCAAAATAATTTCAAAGTGGACCAGGTTGTTGATCCGGTCGTCATCACGGCCGATGCCGACGGCGCATCCGTGGACATGCAGGATTATGAGCGCGTCACCTTTCTGGCCCTGGTCGGCGAGTCCGGCGATACGCTTTCCGGTTCGGTTTATGTCGAACTGGAGGTTGAGGATTCCGACGACGATTTGTCTTTTTCCGATGCCGACGACGCGGATCTGCAAACCTATGTGGCCGGCACCAATGACGGCACATTTGCCAAGATCGATGCCGCCGCCGAAGACGATGCCGTTTATAAAACCACCTACCGGGGCTCTGCGCGATACGCGCGACCGGTGATTAATGTTACCGGCACGCATACCAACGGCATTCCGATCGGAATTGTGGCCATTCGTTTCGGCAAAAACGAGCTGCCGGTTTAGCTGATCTTGATTCATCTTAAATGAAGATTTGATCATGTTGAATACAACAAAGGCCGGCAGCCTGATCAGCGGAAAGGTTGCCGGGTCTAAAGGAAAACCAATGAAGACAATCGAGATTAAACGCCAAACGTTTATACGCGGCGAGCTGGCCGAAGTCGGCGACATTGTTGAGGTCTCCGAAGCCGACGCCGAATTTTTAATTACCATCAGTAAAGCCGTGGCGGCCAAAAAGAAACCCGTGGCCGTTAAGAAACAAAGCAAGCCGGCAGTAGCGGCCGGTAAAAAAAAGAACCTTTAGCCTTTAGTTATTAGCCATGAATTTATACACCTTTTTCAACACGTTTATCGCGGCGGTCGCGGCAGATTCCACCCTGGATGACTGGGCCAACTCAATGTTCGGTACCGGCATAAAGGTGCTGGCCGACCTGGTCAGCGACGATCTGCCCGCCGCCGCCGATATGCCCTATATTATATTTCATACGCCCGAGGTCTCAAAACACCAGGAGCGGCGTGCCAACGAATATGTCATGGGCGTGGATCTGGCGCTCGACAAGGATGCGCTCAAGATCCGGGCCGAAGGCAGTATTACCGAGCCCGCCGGCATCGAGCTTATCCTGGATTTTGTCGAAAAGATTATCGATATCATCGCAGCCTCATTACCGGCCAATACCGTTTTCGGTTACCGCCTGGCGGCCGATACCCTGGGAAGTTTGCCGGAGGTGCACGGTTATATGGATTTGGAGTTTTCGGAGAAGATAACCATCGGTACGGATCCGATGGATTAGAAGATAAGAGGTTAAGAAGTTGAGAAGATGAGTAAAGCAGGAACTGCCGAATTTCTTAACTTCTTAACTTCTCAACTTCACTGAGTTGAAAGCATTGACCAATAAACACGCTTCCAACTTTTAAATTAACTAAAATATGGAGCTAAGACAATGACACAACAACGCGGAGCAAATGCCGATATTATGATCGGTTTCGAATCTACCTACGGCACGGCGCCGTCCGCCGGTTATATCCTGCCGGTCAATTCCTGCGGCGTGGTGGGCACCAAAGCCCGCAACACCCCGGCCACTTTAACCGGCACCCGCAACCCGGTGGAACCGTTTACCGGCAACCAGGACGCCGCCGGCCCCATTGTTGTGCCGGCCGATTCCATCGGTATGGCCCACTGGCTGGCGGCCATGTTCGGCGATCCGATCAGCACCGGTGCGGATCCCTTTGTACATGAGTATAAAATTGCTGCCTCTCAACCCTCTTTTACCATCGAAAAGGCGTTCGAGGATCTGGCCACCGATGTTTTTGAACGCATCACCGGCTGTAAAATATCGTCATTCGGCATGACCGTCGGCGGTGATGGTGAGCTGGTATGCAACATGGATGTGCTGGGCTCCGAGCAGACCGAGGAAAGCAGCTCCATGGACGCCACGCCGGATACGATTTCGATTGCCAGGGTCAACAATGCCGAAGCGGCCATCCTGGAAGGCGGCGGATCCCTGGCCAATGCCACCGAACTTTCACTGAATATCGATTTCGGCCTGGATCCAAATTCTTTTGTGATCGGCGGCGGCGGAGTACGCGGAGATATCCCCGAAGGGATTGTGGCCGTGACCGGCAATCTTCAAACCCTGTTTGAAAGTGACACCCTGCTGGCCAAGGCCATCGCCGATACCGAGTCAAGCCTGAAAGTCACCATCACCGGCAGTGCCTCCAGTATTCTGGAATTTGAGATCCAGGAATTGCTTTACGCCGTCAACGGCATCCCGGTGGAAGGTCCCCAGGGCCTGCTGGTCAACTTGGATTTTGCCGGCTACTACGCCAACGGCAGTGAGGCCAGCGCGATTGTGGCGCGGGTGACCAATGGGGTGGCGTCTTACGACTTAATTCCATAGTGTAATTTGATTTCTGCGGGTTGAATGCGGAAGTCGGAATATGGAAAAAAGTGGGAAGTCGGAATGCGGAATGCGGAAAAAAAGAATGTGAGGGAAGATGAGAGAAATCGAGATCAATAAAAAGTCATTTAACGTTCGTGGGCTGACACGCGGCGAAATTAAAAAGCTGCGCAAGGATGGCATTAATCTTGTGACGTTAACGAGAGAAAACGCAGACGAAGTCGTCGACAAAGTTTTCGGCCTGGTGTTTGATGCCGAAACCGTGGACGTCATCGACGATATGCCCAACAGCGCGGCCATGGAGCTGTGGCAGGCGGTACTCAAGGAGACCTACGGCGCCTGGGATGAGGAAAAAAACTGACTGAGGTCTGGGCCTGGCACTCGGACCGCGAAAGAATCAAATATTGCAAACACTGCCGCAAAGCAAAAAGGCTGGAAAGCAAGGAAGCCCGGAAGCGGGGAAGCGGAAAAGCCGAAAAGCCTTCCAGCCTCACAGCCTCCCAGCCTCCTTGCTTAACTTGCAGTTACGGCACGGCCCCGGACCTGATGACGCAAAATCAGGAAGCCTGGGAGCTTTGGGGCGAGATCCAGACCCAGTGGCGGGCGGGAGCGTTAGGGATCATCGGTCTGGATTACAACGCTGTATATGCCGAGGCTGCCAGGCTCGAGATCGAACTGTCAAGATGTACCATGAACAAAGTCAAAGCGCTGGAACGGTGGACTTTAAGAATGATGAATGACGATTGACGAATGTCGAATTAAGGAATGCTACCGATTTTATTTGTAGCGGCGGGGTTTATCCCCGCCTTTAACGGGATCACAGATGATCAAAGCGCAAGTTAAAGGATTTAAACACCTGCAGCGCAATCTCAAGGCTGAATCAAAGCGCCAGAAAAAGGCCCTAGACACGGCCGTGCGTGTGGAAGGTTTTCGCTTGAGCAAGCTTTTAAAAAAAGAGATCCGTTCCGGCAGCCCTGGCGGGCGCAAGTTTGCACCGCTTTCCTTTATTGCTCGCAAGAGAATGCATCGCGGCCGCAACGCCCCTTTGCGGCGCCTGGCCATTGCCCTGCGCTATCATATTTTAAAACGCGATCCGCTCCAGATAGAAGTCGGCTGGGCCGGACCCAGGGTATCCAAGCGCTGGAAGTTTTTAGCCCAGGCCCTCCAGGAAGGTTTCACCGGCACCATGAGCGAGGCCACCCGCGAATCCCTGGCCGAGACCGGCGCTAGGCTGGGCAAGCGATCGAAGAACCGCCGCTATTTTTTCTTAAAAAAGTCAACCCGGCGATTTAAAACCCCGGCGCGGCCGATCATGGAACCATTCTGGCGAGCTTATCGCGATGACGCCCGGCGTAATATAACCAGTAATTTCCGCCGCAAGATGCGAGGGGAGCGGATATAGAGAAGGTGAAAGGCGCAAGGCCAAAGGTTAACGGATGATTTTTGATTGAAAAGCGGTAATTTATATGCAGCCTACGCTATTAAAAAAAACAGATCGTTCAACTACGGCGATATTTGGAAAGCAAAAGGATAAAGGATAAAGGAAATGGCAGATCATCGTTTACAAATAATCCTGGCCGCTAAAGACATCACGGGAACGGCCTTCAAGAGATTCCAGGGCCGCATCGCGGCCATTACGAAATCCGTCTTTTCTTTTAAAGGCGTCCTGGGTGCCCTGGCCGGCGCCGGCGGGTTCGGTTTACTGATCACCAAAAGCCTGGACGCCGCCGATGCCATCGGCAAGGCCGCCGGTGTAATGGGTATCCATACCGATATTTTACAGGAATACCAGCACGCCGCCGAGCTTTCCGGAGTCGGCACCGAGCAGCTCAACAGCTCGTTACAGGCATTTGCCAAACGGCTGGGCGAGGCTCGCAACGGCACCGGCGCCCTGGTGACGTTTTTAAATAAGTTCGATAAAGAACTTCTTTCTAATTTGCAAAGCGCCAAGGGTACCGCTCCGGCCCTTGATTTGGTTTTTCAGCGTATGGCCAGTCTGGCCGATGCGTCCGATAGGGCCGCTCTGGCAAGTGCCGCTTTTTCTCGCGCTGGAATTAAAATGGTCAACGTCGTCAAAGACGGCGTGGCAGGCCTGGCTAAGATGAGGCAGGAAGCCCATGACATGGGGCTGATCATCAAGGATAGTTTCATTAAGGACGCCGAAAAAGCGAATGATAAATTACACACCTTGAGCAAAGTTATAGAGGCAACTTTTACGAAGGCCATTGTTGCCAATGCGGATGCGCTTGCCCGTGCCGTGGAAAAAATTACCAATATAACGATTTCATTTGCAAAAGTTTTTGCCGGTCAATCTGAGTTAGAGCAGGCTCGCCAACGTATTCAGGAAATCCGCCAAAGTATTGAAGAGATTCAGCAAAGCCAGGCACCCGGCAAAAACCGGATGTTAGAATCTCTAAATTTTGCACTTAAAAGAGCGGAGATCAGAGTTTATTCTTTGGCACAGACCTGGGACGAAAGCACCCGAAATATTGGAAAAGGACTACCAGCCGCCGCCAGATTCGCGCCGCCCGGCGGCGGATCCCCGCCGCCCGCCGCCCCGGGTTTTTCCGGCATGGATTACGGCCTGGCCATCGGCCGCGGTCTGGAATATGCCGAAGACAAAGAGCGCGAACTGACCGAGGCCATCGAGCGCCGCATGGATGCCATGAACGAGGCCTCCCGCCAGGCCGTCGCATCCGGCATGGATTACAGCGAGGCTTATACCAAGGCCAATAAAGAAATCGTCGAAACATCAACGGCAGCCGCCGAGGCCGTCGCCGGCGTTTTTGAAAATGCGTCCTATCGCATGTCCGATGCCCTGGTCGGGTTTGTCGGCGAAGGTAAAATATCATTCAAAGGTTTGGCCGATTCCATAATTGCCGATATGGTCCGTATTCAATCCCAGGCGGCGATCAGCGGTCTGCTGGAACATCTCCCGAAAATTTTTAGCTTCGGCGACGCCGGTGGACCAGTACCGGCAGGCTCGGGTGGTCGCTCCAAATTCCACCAAGGCGGCGTGGTCGGCAGCATACCCCGGCTGCATTCCGGTCTGGCGGCCGACGAATACCCGGCCATCCTGCAGCGCGGCGAAACCGTGATACCGCGCGGCAAGTCCGTCGGCGGCAACGTGCAGGTGATCGTCAACAACCAAAGCGGTCAGCCGTCAAAGGTCACCGAGCGGCGCGGTCCGGACAACACCCGGCAGATATTTGTGATTGTCGGAAACGACATACGCAATAACGGCCCCATCGCCCAGGCATTCGAGGGTACCTACGGTCTGCGCCGCACCGGCAGGATGGTCTAGGAATGACGAATGTCGAATGACGAACTATGGATTTACTTCGCTCAGTCTTTTTTATAATAGATCCGCCGAAGGCGAACATTCATTCGTCATTCGTCAATCTTCAATCTTCAATTATTACGGAGTAATCACATGGCAACCTGGCCCGGCACATTACCCGATAACTTTTTACAGGATAATTTTTCCGAAAAAGTACCGGAAAATGTCATCCGTACCCCGATGGATATCGGTCCTCCCAAGATGAGACAGCGTTCAACAGCGGCCTCTCGGCCTATATCCGGTAATGCTTATATGACTACTGCTCAAGTGGCTATCCACGATACTTTTTTTGTGACTACATTATCATACGGTAGTTTGCGGTTTGATTGGACTCATCCGCGCACTGGGGCAGCGGTGGAACTTCGTTATGTGAATGTTCCAATCTACACTCCTGTTGGGGTTGGGTGGAATGTAACTTTAAATTTGGAAATTTTGCCATGAGCAGATCTACTACTACAGCACTTAGAAGTGCTGTATTTGCCGAAGAAACAGCAGAGGTTTTTCTTTTTTTAATAACATTATCTCACACGGATATCACAACACTGTACTTCGTTAATAATTATGAAGATGTTACCAGCAATGGTAATGCGCATGTAGCTTTTCCATTTCAGATCACTATGCCGAGCGAAACGGAAGACCAGTTGCCAAGGGTACAATTGAATATTGATAATGTTGATCGGTCAATTATTGATGAAATTCGCACTCTTACTGGGCCACCTACTTTGACATTATCAGTTGTGTTGGCATCTGATCCAGATACTATTGAAGCAGGTCCTTTTGAAATGTCACTGCAAAATGTTTCATATAATGCTTTGACTATTACAGGCAATCTGGTTGGTGATGATATTCTCAACGAACCTTATCCCGGGGAGGCTTATACCCCGCAGAATTTTCCAGGATTATTTTGATGCTGCCGCTATGGTTGAGAAAATATATCGGTTTGCCGTTTGATAAATATGATTGTTGGCAACTGATTCGAAAAATTTACCGTGAGCAGTTGTCAGTGGATCTGCCTGATTTTAAGTTGCAATATCGTAATCCGAAAAATGGCAAGGTTATCGCAAAACTAACTGAATATGAAGCTGAGCATTCCTGGCGCCCAGCGCTCCAGCCGCAAATATTTGATTGTATTTTGATTCGCATTTTGGGTTTACCTTGGCATATTGGACTTGTGGTAGATTCAGAAAGAAATTTAATGTTGCACACCTTATTTGGTTGTGACTCCGTGATTGAACCTTACAACAACAAACTTTGGGAACCTCGTATTTTGGCATTTTACAGATATGGAAAATAAAATAAAATCAACGATCCCAGTTCGCGCAGCGCCTTATCCATTTCGTGATCAGCAAATTGATTTTACAGTAAAGCCTGGAACAACAATAGCTAATATTATCGGCCAGGCCATGCCATCTGGTATATCTGATCTTGTTGATATGCATGTCTTTGTTGATGATGTTTTAATTGCTCGTGAACATTGGATGGATTGTTGTCCTTTGGTGGATCAAATAGTAGCTATTAATATTGTTCCTGCTGGTGGAAATGGCGGTAAAACTGCTTTACGTATCGTGGCAAGTATGGTTGTCATTGTTGCTGCTGCTTATTCTTATGGTGCCACTCTCAAAGCTCTGGGGCCAATTTGGGGGGCAGAAGCTATCGCAGTTGCAGTAAGTGCTGCGGTCGGGATTGCTGGGCAATTAGCTATCAATGCTTTAATTCCCCCTGCTTTACCCGATCAACCTGAATTGGGGGGCGGTACGGGGACGTCTTATGCTATCACTGGCACTCGCAATGTAATGACTCCTTATTCTCCTGTGCAGCGTCTTTTCGGTAAGCATAAAATTTATCCTAAATTGGCAGCGAGACCATGGAAGATTGATTCTGGTATGGGTGATATTTCTCCAATATGGACTAACAAGGATCAGTTTGTTACTATGCTTTTTTGCGTTGGTCTGGGCCAGTATCAACTTAGTGATTATAAAATTGGGGATACTGATCTGAGTAGTTATTCTGATTATGAAATTGCAACAGGTTATAAAGATGATATCACCAGCATTCATCCTGATGATGTTAACCAGTCAATTTTATCCATTGAAATTCTAAATTCCGGCGGTTGGTATGAGCAGACAACCCCAGCAAATACTGAGGAAATTCACGTCGAGGTTACATTTGTCACCGGCTTGTTTATTATTGATGATGACGATGGCAGGATTAGAGGGCATGAAGTCGAACTTGAAGCTGAATACAGTATTAAAGATGCTGATAGTTGGACTGCATTTCCTGAATCAGCTATGACGGTGACAAAAAAAGAACAGCATCGTTTTTCTGTTAGTTTTAAAAAATTTGATTTGACATCAAATGAATATGATGTCCGTGTACGCAGAAACACTCAGGACTATCCGGTTGGGCCTGGTGGATCAGATGGTTCAGTTTATATTTGTGATACCTATTTGACTGCGGTAAATAGCATAACATATGGATTGCCTGTTGAGTTGGATGAGTGTACCTTGATTGCTTTGCGTATTAAAGCATCTGGGCAACTTCATGGAGTAATCGACCAATTTAATTGTATTGCTGAATCATCTCATGACATCTGGAACGGATCGGCTTGGGTGGATGGTAGTTACACTCGTAATCCAGCTTGGCATTTTGCCGAAGTCTTGCGTTCCACCCGGGGTGATGCTAACAAACGACCGATTGCTGATGCTAAAATTGATGGAGATAGTATCAAAGCATGGGCTGATTGGATGTCAGGTATTGGTTATGGTTATGACAAAATCGTAGAAAATAAAACCACAGTATTTAAACAATTACATGAAATTGCTGCTGCTGGAAGAGGATCTTTGACTGTTAAGGATGGTCAATTTTCTGTTATTTATGATGATGTCCAGAGCACGCCGCGTCAGCACTTCTCACCCCGCAATTCTTGGGATTATAAAGGCAGCAAGATTTTTAATGAAATGCCTCATGCTATTCGTTGTCGTTTCATCAATGAAGACAGTAACTATCAGTGGGATGAGATGATCGTGCCCGATGATGGTTATTACCCACCTACAGCTACGGCTACCACTTGGGAAGCTTCCACTGCTTATGCAATTAATGTTTATGTTGAGCCGACCACGCCCAATGGATTTTTTTACAAATGTCTGGCTGCCGGTACTTCTGACAGCGGAGAACCTACCTGGCCCACTACTAAAGAAGGTACGGTGGTTGATAATGATATTACCTGGTATTGTACTGCTGTGGCTACCCGCATCGATGCTATGGAATTCCCTGGCATAGTAATACCGGACAATATTTTTCGTATGGCACGTTATCATATTGCAGTAGCTCGGTTGCGTCCAGAAACTCACCAGATTAATGTTGATATTGAACATCTGGTCTGCACGCGGGGTGATCTGGTCAGATTGACCCATGATGTGATTTTAGTTGGTTTGGGTGCCGCTCGTATCAAGGTCATTGCCGGCAGCGATCTGACCATTGATGACTCCATGACCATGGAGTCCGGCAAAACCTACGCCGGCCAGATCCGCAAAGCCGACGGCACTATGCTTGAGGTTACCATCACGCTTGATGTTGGTGAGCAAACGGTGATCACAGTTTCATCTGTAACTGGTGTGGCAGTGGGAGATATAATATTTTTTGGTGAATCTGGTTCTGTATCGATCGATAGTTTGATCACCCGCATTGATATAGGCCCAGATATGACCGCCCGGCTGACTTTGGTGGATTATGCTGCTGGCGTTTATACAGCTGATAGTGGTACGATTCCTGATTATGATGCCAATATTACTCAATCACCGGAAATCAACCGCGTTCCTGCCATCCCAAATATTGAATCTGTTACATTGGTTGACGGTACTGAATCAGCCACCAGCAACAATCAGGTGGAGGCACTGTTTGCTGTAATTAACTTCTCGTTAGGTCCAACTACTGACATTGAAGCTGCTTATTTTCAAATTCAATATCGTTCTTATGATGATAATTCATCAGCCAGATATAGCAACTGGGCTTATGGACCTGACATTGATAAGAATGGTCGCTCTGTGATGATCCCAGTTATTAATGGAGAAGTATATGATTTTAGAATTCGCTCTGTTTCTGAATTTGGATTGACATCTGATTGGGATACATACAGCGATTATACAGTCACAAGACGGGCCACAGTGGTTCCTAACGATATCGTTGGGCTGGCCTTGATTCAAGGAGGCAGCACATGGGCTGGTTTAGATTGTGAAATTGAGTGGACTGCCCCAGTTGATCTCTATCGTGTCAAAAAATTTAAAATCAATGTCTATAAAACTTCGCCGTTGACCCTGCTGCGCACGGTCTATATCGATGCCGATCAGATCAATTACTCTTATACATTCGAGCAAAACCGCGAAGATAATGCCGGCAGCCCCATCGGCGGTATAACTTTCCGGGTCTGGGCCGTCAGCTATATCGACAATCTTTCCGATACCGAGGCCGAGCTGGCCGTCACTCATACCGCTCCATCGGCCGTAACCAGCCTGACGGCCGCCGGCATCATGGGCGGTGCCCGCTTCACATGGGATGACAATACCGATGAAGCTTTTACTCATTTTCTCTACCGCATTCAGATCGAGGCCGCCGGCTGGACCGGCTGGCTGACCCAGCGTTCCACCGAAGTATGGCGCATCCTGTCATCCAGCGAGCGCGATACCCACGGCGTGGACGCCAACATCCAGATCGAAGTTAAGGCCGTGGACGCCTTCGGCACCGAGGGCAGCGCCGGCGCAACTAACCAGGACGCCGGGTCTTTACTGATCGAAGAGACCGACATCGATGATTTTGCGATTACTGCCAGTAAAGTATTCAATAAAATTCCGGTGGTGCAGGGCCTGACGTTGACCAACAATTCTCCATCCGCCGGCTACGTGGCCTGGAATGCGCACACCCTCTATTACAACGGCGTGGAGTACTCCATTGCCGCCGGCAATACCGATTTGTTCTACATTTACTGGAAAGATCTGGCTGCGGTTTACGCCGGCAGCGACGATCATCCGGCCGATGACCTGGGCACCTGGCAGCCGGGCGAGGATTTTATTATTGCCATTAATGATTCCGGCAGCGCCCAGGAAGCCTGGAACGCCATCGCGAATCAGGTCGTGGGGTCATCTTATATTATGGATGCCGCCATCCAGACCGCCCACGTCGATACGATCAACGGCAACCGCATCACCACCAATACCCTGACCGCCACACAGATTAACGGTGCCGGTCTGGGCACGCTGACGATTACTTCCGGTAAAATTGCCATTAATACAACAGACGCTCTGGAGATTCAAGCATCCGGCAATGTATTGGTAAAGCAGGGCGGGGATATTATCTTGGAAGGTGGCAGCACAGGGAATCCATCGTTGATTAGACTACTTGATGGGATTGTGCCCGGCGAGTTGCGGTTTGAAGACGATGGAACATCAAGCAGATACTTTTCCATGCATAAAAAAGAAGTAGCTGCCTCTATTCATTATTTACAATTAGGTCCTTCTGGAAGTTGGTTCAGTGGTATAGATCTTGGACGCACAGATTTATATGGGGATAGTGCTGATTATATGAATCTTTATACTACTGATGCTATAAGTCTTTATGTTGGAAGCACGAGTATTGCATCTCTTTACTTAACAGCTACAAATTGTAGATTTACCAAATCTCTTGAAATTGATCTTGCTTCTGGAGATCCTATAATTATTTTTGATACCAATGGAGCGAATAGATTCACCATAGGGGTTGATGACAGCGACGGCGATGCTTTTAAAATACAGAGTGGTGGTAGTTTGGGTAGTGCATTTGACTTCAAGGTGGCGGCGGATGGACATTGCTATACTGGTTCGGATCTTGTTGTGGGAGGTGATAATTTTGATCTGGGTTCCAGTGGATACAATATTGCTTCATATGCCGGCGGAAATCTGTACATCAAGAGCGGTGGTTCGATCATCTTTCAGCTGCCAACCGGCACTACCAGATTTAACTTCTATTCTGACGGTACTGCCACTGCCGATGTTGCCTGGAACACCTTTTGTCCCGAATATAATATCCGGGAAAATACAAAATCTGTTCTGGATCATGCTCTTGAGGATGTTAAAAAACCTCATAAACCCTATGACGGAATTGTTGGTACAAAAGAAGAAATAGACATGTATGGCCGGGATGCTCTTAAAATAGCGATGGGCAGTGCTTTAGTATTGGAACGCATCGTAAATTATCTGGCAAACAACAATATTAACTTAGATGATTTTATGGAGAATGAATCATGACTGAAAAAAACCAAAGCAAGGCGGTTTCGGTTGAAAAACTGCTTCAGATCATCGGTCAACTTACCATCGAAAAACAATTAATGATCGAGCAGATCCAGGCCCTGCAGCAACAATTATCTGCTGTGGAAAGTGATGAAAAATCATGCAAATAAAAACCATCAATTTCATAATTTCCAGAGTGGCGCCGACGATCCTGTGGGCCGTGGCGGCCGGACTGGTAGTGTTGTGTATTATCGCCAATGCCGAAACCGTTGTTTTGCCAGGCGAGGACGTCCAGGCGGCGCTGGACGCCGACAATGTCGTCATCCTCAAGGCCGGAACACACCTGGGAAACCTGAAATTGACCCGTCCGGGTATGGTGCTCAAGGGCCAGGGCCGCAACAACACCGTGCTGCTCGGCAGCGTTACGCTGGACAGCGGCGAGCCCTCGGCAACCCTGACGGATTTTGAAATACGCGGGGCGGACATTGCCGTAACGGCAATCGATGAGCCCAGATTTGAGCTGCGCCACATGAAAATAGTCGCCGCCCGTATTGGCGTGGACATGCGCGGAAACAGCGGCGGCGCATACATTAAAGACCTGCAGATCAGTGCCGCTCAAACCGGAATATTAATCGTCGGCGCCCTGGACACTGTGCGCCTTGATAAGGTCCATTTTTGGCCTTTTGGCGTTTCCGTGGATTTCGGCTTAGACGCCTGGGCCATTCATGTGGCCCGCTGTGACGGCTTAAGCATCCAGGATTCCTTATTCTTTCGTTCAAAAGGCATTGCCATCGTCGGCGCTTCATTTTCCATGATTTCAAATACCGGCTTCGATGATTTTGGCAGGCTGATCGTTGATGACCCGGCCGCCAGGGTGCAAATTTCAAATTCGTACTTTTCAAATAATACAAGCCTCGGCGCATCGATAATCGTCCACCAGGGCAGCGTCCAGGCCGGCAATATTCAATTTATGACCCTGGCCGGACCCAGGATTTCCGGCAATGTCCATATTACCAACAGCTATGCCGGCAATGACCCCGTTTACAGCGCATCGATGCAGCAAGCCGGCATCGGTAGCGGCGGCGGGTGTTTCATAAACTCGACAAGGAGTAAAAAACCATGAAAAAAGAAGTGGGAAGTCGGAATGCGGAATGCGGAAAAATGAAGTTGCTGCGGTTTTTAACTGCGCTGTTGATTTTATTCTTTGCAGCCACTGCCAATGCCGCCGATGTCAGCCTGTCGTGGGACGCCTCACCGGGAGCTACAGGATACAGGATTTATCAATCTGTAGATCAAGGGATCATTTGGTCTGAAATTGGCGACGTGACAGGAACATCAGCGCTTGCAACAGGGATAGCGGACACGGGTTTAGTTCTTTTTCGTATTTCTGCCTATAATACTCAAGGTGAATCGGTTCGAACGTGGTCCGGTGCCTGGTATAATGGTGATTGGAGACCTATTGATGATCCGGGTGGGGCAGCGGTCGAGTAGGCAATGCAGTTATAGGGATTATGAATGCAACTAATATTTAAGGTCGGAAATAAATTTGATCCATTAGCTGCTAATTTTACAAAAGGCTGGCGGGATGGCCAATTAATAGATATCCGTCCAGATAGGTTCTTCACTGGTCTGCGAGCACGAAAAGGTTTTTGCGTAATAGATACGCAACATGATTTTCAAAAACTTACCGGGATGGCGGATTGGCACAATCCGACCTCGCAATATTTAAGTCTCAAAGAATTTTTTGCTCCTGTGGATTCAACTGGAAAATATTCGTGGGAAACGTTCTATAACGAGGAAGAAGAAAGGATAAGACCGCGTGATCATTTCGTTGATTTTAAGCAGCTTCTTGATTGGGGCTGGATAAATAAGACAACATTTGATCTGATTTATAGTAAAGAACAGGACCATCCTATAATTTATCTTGACCGAGATTTAGATACATATTTATTTCATGAGGATGTTAAAGAAAGATTACCATCCGATCATAATCTTCAAAGAGCGTCTGTAGCATCAGGAACATATTCAATTGGTTCTGGACTCGATTACGACACTGTTACGTTATTTGAAGCCGATATAGCGGCCACGTTAACTGGAAATCTTACTGGTGAAATAAATGCTGAGGAAATAAGTGAATCTTCTCTAATAACTTTTAATGTAGATACAGATACTTATGCATTAACATTAACATCAGAGGATGGAGATGAACACTCAGGCGTTTGGAATACTAACAAAGCCAGGATTAATTTTGTATTTGGAGATGGAATAAAGGGTAACGAGTCAACTGCTGATACACTGAATAATTTTATAATAAGTAAATTGCAGATTGATGATGAAGGTAATAACTATGGCTTAACTATGCAAAATGGTGGTGATTCAGGACCTTTCGTAATTGATCGTTGTCTTGTTAGAGGAGACAGTAATTCATATAGAGGAATTAAGGCGGGTTTTACTGCTGCCAATGCACAGATACGAAATTGTATAGTGTATGGTTTATCTAATTATGAAGGACTGAACGTTGGTAAGCCGAATTCTGGTGTAGCCCAAACAATATATAATAATACTATAATCAGTTGCTCTGTAGGTATATATCAAGCTAATGGTAATGCTTGGCCGGGAAGTTTAACATTAAAAAATAATTTATGTTATGGCAACACAACTGACTACTCAGATAATGGAGGCGGATGGGGCACTACCGCCAAGAACGTCAGTAAAGATGCCACATCACCAGATACGAGTTATCGTAATTGGGATCCGGATTCACCAAGCACACCATCGTGTTTTACCGATTATGCTGGTAAGGATTTCACGCTTGACGAAACCGAAAGCACTCTTGATGACGGCGATGATTTGAGCGGGACGTTTAGTGATGACATTGAGGGACAAACTCGCTCAACTTGGTTTATTGGTGCAAGTGAGTACGTAGCCGGCGGCACTACGTACACATTAGACGCCGCCGGCGGAGCGTGTATTATTTCCGGCCAGGCAGTCAGCCTGTTAAAAGGCAGCCGGCTTTCCGCCGAGGCCGGATCATTTGCTTTAACCGGTATGGCCGCCGATCTATTATACGACCGCATCCTATCCGCCGCCGCCGGTACTCTGACCATCACCGGCCAATCCGCCGGCTTGATACTTGCCCGTATATTGTCCGCCGCCGGCGGCGCATATGTCAAAACAGGGCAGAGCGCAGGCCTGCTGAAAAACAGCCTAATAGACGCTGAATCCGGCGTTTATTCCTTAACCGGCCAGGCAGCGGATTTAATTTATGCCCGTATCATGGCGGCGTCGGCCGGCAGTTACACGCTGACAGGCCAGGACGCTACACTGCTTTATTCTCAGGGTGCCGTGATCACAGCCGAGGCCGGCAGCTATGTGATCACGGGCAGCGCTGCGGCGTTGAAATATAATAGGATCATGAGCGCCGCCGGTGGTGTTTTGACATTGACCGGCCAGGATTGTGCATTGCTCATATCCCATTTATTGGCCGCCGATTCCGGCAATCTGACAATAACGGGAACTGCCGCTGCATTTTTACTTGATTATCTACTGGCGGCCGCCGATGGGAGCCTGGCCTTAACCGGTCAGGACGTTACGTTGACATACAGCGGCGAATTGATACCGGCCGGCGCCGTTACAATAACCTTTGCGATCAAAAAGCCGACAATAACCTATACGGCTAAAAAGCCATCAATTACGTTTACCGCAAACTAAGGAGATTTAAACCATGGCAGCTTATAACAAATTCCAGGATTTTGTGGAAGCATTGGGGTTAAAAGAACACAACCTCAATGCCGACGATTTAAAGGTTTATTTATCAAATGCCACGCCCTCGGCCAGTGGCGACGCCGATAAAGCCGATCTGGCGGAAATCACCAACGAAAACGGCTATACTGCCCCGGTGGACATCCAAAACGCCATGTCCGAGTCCGGCGGTACGGCCACCCTCACGGCGGTAGATGTGGTTATCACCGCATCCGGTGGAACCGTTGGTCCTTTTCGGTATGCCCCAATTTTTAACGATACTCACACCAGCGACGGTCTCATCGGCTGGTGGGATTACGGCAGTTCGATCACGCTACAGGACGGCGAATCAATCACCGTCGATTTTGGGGCCAGCGTTTTCACCCTGACATAAATTTAATTTTTAAATAAAGGGGAGATTAGGAAAATGAAAGTATTAACCAAAAATGTATATTACCATTACGCCACCGACGGAAAAAAACGGC